CGCTCAAAGCTTTCAACAACGGTGGCGACGATCAAGAGATCGCTGTCTTTCGTGGCGCTGTCTGGGAGAATTGCCAAGACTGGTGTCGCTCGTGCAACATTACGATTCCTGAAAACGACCCTGAAATCCTTGAGCCTGGAGTTTTACGTCCCGTCAACAAGTGCCCTGGCTGCGGAAAAACGCTTGGCTTTATGCCCCGAGCCGGTATCGACAACTACCTCAAGAAAATTACCGACCCCGACGAAAGGGAAGCCCGCGAGGAAGGCAAGTGGAAGCACCTCTCCGGCCTCGTCTACAAAGAACTTGACCGCGAAAAGCACCTATACCAAGATTTCGAAATCCCCAAAGACTGGATGCGCATCGAAGTCGTCGATCCACACGACGCACGTCCGACCCGATGGATCTTTGGTGCGGTCTCCCCAGAAGAGATCCAGATAAATGGTAAGACCGTCAACCGGATCTACTGGTACACCTACCTGCTCGCGTCCGGCAATATCGACTCCATCGCTAAGCAGGTCAAGGTACGACGTGCGGAGTACGGCTACCGCGAACCTGCGATGGTTATCATCGACGCGAAGTTCGGAGGGGCACACAAGCCCAGTCATGGCGAGGAACAGACATCCTGGGAAGAGGAGCTAGACAAATGCGGGATAAAACATATCATCCTATCGCATTCAGCGAGTGGGGACATCGCTTTAGGACACAAGATGGTGAAGGAGTATCTACAGCCACACTACTCAACCGTGAAGGACAAGTCGTTTCCCGGAATGTTGTTCGCGGTCAATGGCTGCAAGGGGGAGCGTGGTCCGATACACGACATGTTCAACTACCAGTGGAAGCTGGGAACCGACAAGCCTGAGGAGCAGTACAAGGACGCCTGTGACTGCATCCGCTATGCTGCGCTTGAGCAGCCAGTCTACAAAGCTCCTGAGCCTGAGATCAACCAAGAACTAGCCCGCCTGCTGCTCGCGAATCAAAGGGAAGAGACAGGCGGGGCGCTCTATCACGGAATGAAGATGAGGTACTGAGATGATCCGACCTGTAAGCTATGCGGATATATTCAACGATCCAGGGTTCCCCGCATTGCTCAAGGAGTATGGCGAGGAGTGCTCTACCCTCGGAACTCCTAAGCCGCAGCCGGATCTCTATGATCTTCTGGAGAAGTCAGGAGGGCTCCAAGTCTTTGGAGTGTACGAAGAGTCCATGCTGGTCGGATTTGCATCCGTTCTGATCTATCTCTTGCCTCACTTCGGGATCAAGATTGCGACTACTGAAAGCATCTTCATCACCCGAAATTTTCGTCATTACGGTCTCGATCTCATGGCGACGATTGAGAACTACGCAAAAGTTTCTGGGTGTGAAGATTTTCTGTACAGCACCCCGGTCGATAGCCGGTTTGATCGACTCCTCAATGCTTTGGAATACGATCACACCAACAACGTCTATCGGAGGAAGCTGTGACTTCAATCGTCAAATTCAACAACCAAATTCCTCCGACCTCTGAAGAGAATATCGAAAAGGTTCGTATCGCCGAGGAGATTATTCGTGGACATGCCCAAATTGAATTCTGCACCGAGCACGTCTTCCATGCCGGGATGTATGCGCGAACAGTTCGCATCGCGCCCCACGTTGTGTTCACCAGCGTCCTCATCAAACGACCAACCCTCCTCGTTACTCACGGATCGTACGAGATGCTTGCCGGGGACCGCTGGGTCGCTGTTTACGGTTATAGCGTCTTACAGGCGAGCGCCGGGAGAAAGCAAATCTACCGGACAATAACCGAAGTTGAGATGACCATGATCTTCCCGACCAAGGCCACGAATGTCGCCGATGTGGAGAGTGAGTTCACGGACGAAACGGAGAGTCTTCTCTCGCGTAAGCTAGAAAATGATATTGTGATTACTGGGGTGCCAGCATGTCTGGAATAGCGACGGGTACGGCTCTGTTGATCTCGGCTGGAGTGGGCTTGGCTACCGCAGGGGCCACGATAGGGTACGAGGCGTCACAGGGCGGTGGGCCGTCCGCTCCCACGCAAGCGCAGACGGCAAGCGAGCAAGCCCAAGCCGCGACGGCGGCAGCCACGGCTCAAGCGCAAGCCCTCACGAAGCGCAGGGGAATGGCCTCTACCATGTTGACGAGCCCACTAGGAACCTCCGGCACGGCGAACGTGCAGAAATCGACGCTGGGATAATGCCCTACTCTTTGCTCGCTACAAATCGCAACTACGTGAACTCGACGGATTATCGTCCCTCGAAGTTGGGCGGTCGCAGCAATGAGGAGAAGGCGCAGGACTGCCAGAAGTATCTGGCGGTTCTGGCCGAGCAAAGACTCCCGTGGGAGCCGATGATTGACAACATCATCATGTACGTCAACCACGGACGCCGGTTCATCCAGGACAAAGATTTGTACCCCGGTCAACAGACGGGGCAGGAGGTCTACGATGATTCTGCGATGCTGGCCAGAAATCTGCTCGTGGATGGAATGGTGGGCTATCTATGCGGGAGAAATCAGCCCTGGTTCGGACTTGAGATCCCTGGCAAATTCGACTTTCCCCGGTCCTCAGGTTTACGCCACTGGACTGGCAAGCGAGTTGACTCCTTTCCCCAAGTCCAGAAGTGGTTGCAGGACTGCTCAACCGTCATGTACTCGGCCTTCAATCGATCCAACTTCTACGACGTAGTTCCTGAATTCATTTCGGATGGAGCGACGTGTGGGACTGCAAACATTCTGATCGAGGAAGACATTGAGCGAGCAGCGATTGCTTTCACCGTTCCTCACTTCCGCGAGTGCTTCATCGGAGAGAATCAGTTCGGCGCGGTGGATACCAACTACCGAATTTACAAGATGACCCTCCGGCAGTTGGTTCAGAAGTTTACGATGGAGGCGATGGAAGCCGCCGACGACAATTTCAAGAAGCGGTACGAGGCGAACATGTACGCCGAGGAGGAGATCCTCCATGCCGTCTATCCGCGTACGGACTTCAACCCCCTGAGGATCGACGCCAAGAACAAGCGGTGGGAGTCGGTGTGGATCTATCGCAAGGGTGGGAAGGTTCTTGATACGAAGGGCCGGACGCCATCGAATGCGAGCGATAGGGTCACTCTCTTGAGCGAGGGTGGCTACGATACGATGCCGATGGTGTCGTGGCGATGGAGAAAGAACAACGATGAAGTCTACGGGCGCGGTCCTGCTCACGATGCCTTTGTTCAGATCGCCCTGGGTAATCAAATGGGCCGGACGAATCTCATCACCGGACAGCGAGCCGCCGAGCCTCCTCTGGTTGCTTACGCCGATATGCGCGGTGCTATTCAGCGTGGGCCGAATGGGATAACGTACATGGAGTCGAATCGCGGAGACATTCGCACGCGGGCTCCTATCCCACTCACGACCGGCGTACAAAATCTTCCGTTCTTGATCGAGAATCAGGACCGGGTTTCGAAGATAATCAACCAGCACTTCCATACCGACGTGTTCATGATGATGTCTCAGCTTGCCGCTGGTGGTAAGAGCGAGCGCATGGTAACCGAGCAGATCGCGGAGCTTCAAGGTGAGAAAGCGGCGATCCTCGGCACTCGTGTCGGCAACCTCCAGTCCGAAGCGTTCAATCCGATCATCAACCGGGTGTACAGCATTGAGTCTGAAGCGGGACGCATACCCCAACCTCCAGACATCCTCATTGAATCGATCCACGGCCCGGTGGAGGTTCAGTACCTCGGACCTCTCGCTCAAGCTCAGACCCGCCTGACAACCGTGCGCCAGATTCAGTCCTTCTTGTCGGCAGCGCAACAGGTAGCGCAGTTCGATCCAACCATTGTTCATGCGGTGAATGGACCTGAGGTTCTCCGCATCATGCGCGATGCGCTGAATGCCCCTGTCGATATCGTCTACGACGATAAGACCTTCGCCTCGATCATCCAGGGCGTCAACAAGCTGGCCGAGCAGCAGCGCAATGCGGAGACGATACCGAAGATGGCGAAGGCCGCATCTGCGCTTGCGAAAGCCCCTGAAGCTGGAAGCATACTCGACAAATTGATGGGGAATGACAATGGACAGCAGTAGTGAAGAGATGCAAAAGCGGTACAAGAATGTCTTCTCGACTCCCGAGGGGAAAATTGTTTTAGGTGATATCTTGACGAAGGGCCATTACGGTGTGACACTAGATCCTGAGAACGCAGTCCAGATTTCTGAATACAACTTCGCACTTGTAATTGCAACAAACGCAGGAGTGTTTGATCCGCTCTACCGTGGTCTTGGATTGATAAAGGAGTAACATGGCAAATCCTAACGCAGCTTTCGATAATATCCAGTGGCCCGGAGGAGATGGACTCAGAGTTCCCCAAGAGCGTGCAGGATTCCGTCCTCTGGCTACGCAGACTGGTCCCACCTTGGACACCTATGGGGAAGTGGATCTTGGCAGCGTATCTGGCACTGTGAAGCTGACGATCCAACAGGCCGGGGCGTCACTCATCACGCTGACCCCCAGCGCGGCTGTGACTCTCGTATTTCCGAACTGTCAGCCGGGGTATTCGACCATTGTGCAGAATCTCAGCGCGACCTATGCGATCACGGCGGAAGTCAATGGGAATACGACCAATACGGCGACCTGTGCCGTGAGTGTTATGACCACGGTCGTCTTCACTGGCCTGAACGGTGGATGCAGGGCGCAGGCTTCCGCGTAAGATTTTTGATGTAGTATTTTGATTGGAGAAGTAAATGCCTGAAACATTGGAAGCGACCGAGCCGACAACCGAATCCCTGGGATGGCGTGCTGGACTACCGGATGAACTCAAGACGAATGAATCCTTTGCTCCGTTCAAGACGGTTGGCGAGTTTGCTAAGAGCTATCTTGAAACGAAGAC